CCAGCCATGTCTGTTCGTTCTTTTGTTGTTCCAGTGAAAATAAAGTTTGTTGCCTGATAGACATACCCAACATGGTTCATCTCAGTGTCAGCATAGGAAACCACAATGCTTGGCTTTGGCAACATTTGCAGACTTTGACCAACCAGCATTGATGCGGCATTTTTCAATCCATCTTCAATGCACAGGCGGTTTAACTCCAAAACAATGTCTTTGTTTTCTGGCCCACACACACCCATGCACAGGAAAGGACTAGCTGGCAACCCATAAGTCACGATGCCAACTAGCCTTGTGTCATACAAACCAAAAGCATGGATTATTTGAGGCATCCGCTTGGCATAGTGTTTTTTCAAAATCCAAGGTTCGGCCTCAAAAGGCTTTATGGGTAAAACCTTCATATGTTGTTTTTTTCTTTCAGTTTTCGCTCAACTGTTGCGCCATAGAAAACCCAATCAGCAGTCATACAACCACATTCAATAGCAATTTCGGTGTGCTCTTTTTCTGTTAATCCAACCCATTCACGCCGTGGCTCGTATTCTGTCACCATCGAATCTTTGAAGTCTTCATAAAAATCCCCGCTTTCCATCAGCCTAATCAAGACATGATTATTGCCAACAGGGTGGCGCGCCTCAATAAACTCTGCATATCGGTCTTCCAACTCATAGGTGTTCATTGCATCTTCAAATTGTTGCTCAGTCATATTCATTCCTTTGAAAAATTTAACTTTAATTGTTTCCAAAACTTTTACCATAGGTTTTTACCCTAAGTTTTGATTCCAAGTGCTTCCCTTGCAAAACGCAAAGTAAGCGGCATGACCTTTTCTCCAGCCTGATGCCTTGCAATGTGCCGCCTTGCCCAATCTTTGGGGTCAGACTTCTTTGGCTTTTCAATAATGATTGTTCTCAATTTGCTGAGTTCCTCATTAACTCTTTCAGGCATAGCTGCAATGTTTTCAATTCTCAATGGCTCAATACGAGGTGCTTTTCTGCACAGATTCCTAAACTCAATGATGTTTGGTGGGCGTTCTGGCAGGTTTTCTAGTGCCCAGGCGAGGTCTTGAAGATGCGTTGCAAACCCAGACAATTCGTGCGCCCAGGCAGTTTTTACATCAACCAGGGGAACATCTGCCCACATTTTTGACCATGATGCGCCATAGGTTGCCCCAAGGCGTTCAAACAGTCTGTCAATGACTTTGGTAGATAGGCTCATTTCAACTCCAAGAATGTTGCTTCAGAAATTGTGTTTTCTTCAGGCCACTTTCTGCCTGTCATTTCTTCCCAACGCTTTTGTCTGAGTTCTTGGTCACGCTCCAGAAACGACTTTGTTTGTTTTCCAGCAACCTGTTCAGTTTTTGGTGAAACCCACTCAGCCTTGAAACCTTGCCAATTTCTTACAACAATTTCCTTGAGAGCATCTTCCAGGGTGAACCCAGCTTTATCAGCTTCAGCCTGTATGCCATCAATAACCAACTGGGTTACTTGGGCTTTCTTTGCTTTTCTGTGATTGACAAACTCCTGCCAAACAGATTGTGAAACGCCGCTAGGCGTGAGATCGGTTTTAGTTTTAGTTTCTGTCTTAGTTTCTGTTTCAGTTACGGTTACGGTTAAAGGTACATCTGTATGCAAATGCTTTGCACTTGTATGCAACTGTATGCAAGCGTCATTCATGCCTGGATACTTGCTCTCTTTTGCCCTGGGAATGTTGTCCCACTTGCACATTTGCAATGTGCTTTTGGAATCAGTTTGATAAACAATTATCAGTCCAGAGTCTTTGAGTTCAACCAACAAGTCCTTGCACTTGTTTATCGTGATTGATTCTTTTACTGGATAGCAGTTCGCCTTAATCATGGCGGGTCTTGCGTCAAAACGACCAAAGTCATCGACTGTTACTAACAGCCTGTAAAACAATGTCTCTGCAAGTGGGGATAATTTGTCGATAGATTCGCTGTCACGAATCCCAGGCTTTAGATACCTAGTAGGCATGGTTTTTCCTTCGCTGTCCTCCACTGAAAGGAAACGATCGGCAGGCGGGGAGGCTCGCTTTTCGATGGAGTAGCTACTCCCCATCTAGCCGGGTTTCCAAACATTATATCAGACTTTGTAAATCTGACTGTCGCCAAAGCGACTTGGATACTTCAGAAAGTCATAGCAACCTCTGCGAAACACATTCCTACGCAGTTCCTTGCCATCATAGGGTTCCCTGACAGACCCATTCTCAATTCTCATGGCTGCACCAGAAATTACCCTGTTCATCTCCATACGCCCATATTCTGTCAGATGCCATTTCTCTTGATGGTTGATGACATACCCAAACCTCTCCAACTCAGGCAAATACCGTTGATAGTGAAAGCTGACAGAGTTGTTGTCGGTTGCCGCATGGGTGAGGTCAATCATTGTCCTGGGGCCACTAGACAACCGCTTCAAAAGGCTCCGATGGGTGAGGTTTAATCGCATTTGCTTGTCTCCAAAAACGCCAGTATGATGGTATTTATAGTTTTATGCACTAGGGAAAACACCTATTCCCTGCATCTTTTTTCTGTGCGAAAGTCCTATCACTGCTATTTGGCAGTGGTCAACAGGAGTTACAAATGCCAACCGATGACGAAAGATTTAAATACGAGTGCTGGGCGGTAGTCCAGGAGTTAGACCCAGATGATATTGCCGATGCAATCCAAGACAGCGTTGCCCTGGTAGAAGCCATCAAAGCCAACCATGCAGAAGATGTTGCATCAATCGTGATGAACAGAGTAGAACTCAAGGTGCGCCGCAGGGCTGAACTGAGAGTGTTTGATGTTGTCAAGACCCCTTGGATTGATGACATTGAAGAACTGCAAGCCTACAGAAATCTACGCATTGAACGAGTCCAAAAAGCCCTTGATGAACGCAAGATCACAGCGGCTAAAATGGATGGCCCTTTCAAAGAAATGTTTGACGAGTGAGGACAGCATGAAAATGAAATCACGCTTGCAAGACATTATCAAGGAATACACCGATGAGTTATCACATGAGTCCGATTGTTCTGCTGAAGACGGCATTCAAGGCGATAGCATCCTATTTCGAGATTTGGACACCACTTCCCAACTCAGATACATTGCAGAAAAAGAGAAAGAAAATTCCAGCAAGGATGACCTACCCTTCAGTCTCAATCACAGACCCTAGATTTGTATATACAAATCACGCAAACACTGACATATCTCAAACATTTGAAAAGGCAAAACATGAGCGACTTCAACGATTACAGCACGATGCTAATCTCAATCGAACAAAAGACCAGGGCACTGGAGAGCAAGTGTCTAAACAAAAACTACGGAGGGTTCACGGGTGACATCACTTCAATCCAGCATGAACTCACTATGCTGACAATGTGGATCACACAAGCCCAATGTGAACAAATTAGGGAAAACACCTATAGAATTCTCAATAAAGTCTGACACAATTAAATCTCACTTAACAGGAGTTACGAATGAATGTATATCAAAAACTGAACGAGGCGCGTGATGAATTTCACCAAGCCAAACTCAAGAAATCAGGTCACAACAAGTTTGCAAATTACTACTATTTTGAACTTGGTGACTTTGTAATTCCAGCACTAGAAATCTTCAAGCAAATTGGTTTGACTTCCATCATCAGCTTTGGCAAAGAAGAAGCCAGCATGACGATTGTGAACAACGACAAGCCAGAAGAAAAGATCGTTCTCACAAGCCCAATGTCTTCAGCAGCCTTAAAGGGTTGCCATGAAGTGCAGAACCTGGGTGCAGTCCAGACCTATCTGCGCCGCTATCTCTGGGTTGCTGCCCTTGAGATTGTTGAGCATGATGCCTTGGATGGCACTGTTGGCTCAGACAAGAAGACCATCAAGCCCACTGATGGCGTGATTGTCTCCAAGGATAGGCAGAACATCATTGCAGATGTTGCGATTGCTATTGCCGACAGAATCAACGCAGATGACTTGATCGGGGCTTATGAAGAATACCTGGGAATCCATGACCAGGAGGAAAAGGTGGCGTTATGGGCATTGCTTCCAAGTAATGTGCGTAGTGCTTTGAAGAAACATGGCGAATCTTTGAAAGGCTAATATGGAAAAGAAAGACAACTCTGGCGTTTTGTTTAAGAACGACAAAAAGGAATCAGCTAACCAACCTGATTACAAAGGCAACATCACTGTTGATGGTCAAGAATATTGGCTCTCAGCATGGATCAAAGAGGGCAAGAGTGGCAAGTTCATGGGCTTGGCAGTCAATCCCAAAGATGCACAACCTCCAGCAGCTAATCCTAAAAAGATAGTTTATGAGGATGACGGAATTCCCTTTTGATAAACCTCACGGGGCTACGGCCCCTTTAATAGGAGTTGACATGACAAAATTAAGCAACATTTGGTTTGATGGCATGGTTGAAAAGTTCTTTGGAACTCCAGCGTTTAAACTGTCTCGCAAAGAAGACCCTGCCACTTCCCACATGGCAGCACAGGCAATCGACACCACTAAGATGGAGTCACTGGTCTATGAAACCATTGCGGCTTTTGGCCCAGATGGTTGTATCTCAGATGATGTACTTGCCAAACTACCATTTCTGCCCTATTCGAGCGTCACAGCCCGATACAAGGCACTGATTGACAAGGGCTTCATTGAGGTCATTGGAACCCGTAAAGGCGTTTCTGGCCGACTCCAAAGGGTTATGCGTAAGGTAGGGTAAATCCCTATTCCAATCTCTGTCAGACAAGGCAGAATTAGCGCATGAACCAACAACAAATCAATCGTTTAGAGGCTTTCTGGCAGGATATTGAGGCTCAAAAAGCAGTCAATCCATTCCCATTCTTGCCAGAAACTGCCATTAATATTCTTAAATCTGTGGCCCTGGATGCCCTCCTTGCCGCACAAGACATTGAACAAATAGGAGTGAATGATGCAAACAATTGAATTTGTGCCTTTTGAGTGGGTAGACGATGACTTCAATCCAGAGATTGACCGCATTGAGGTTGATTACCAATGGCATGAAGCAGATGATTCTGTTGGCTTAATTGCATACTGTGAGAAAACAGTCAAGTGGATGCGCTTTAACTTGCAAATCAAGGACATAACAGATGAGTTGTCCTATGCTGATTTAGCTTATTTGAAGCATGAAATTAAGCGCAATGACCAGGAGATTGCAGATGAGCGAACCTGAAGACGAGGCTTTTGATGAACTTAGTCGCAGACAAGGCGATTGGGGTCTGCAAGGGTCACGCAAACACCAAATAATCCGATACGCTGAAAACAATGCGCGAAATGAAGTGATTGAAGAAGTCGCCCAACACATTGAGAAATGCAGTTTGGCGTTTGGCAAAGACACGATTCAATCGTTTACAGCTTATGTGAGGAAGATGAAGAAATGACTGACAAAGAAGCCATGAAGCTGGCGCTTTTTGCGTTGGAACAAATGAAAGCAAAAGCTAATTTTGAATGTTGGAATCTTGATATTTGTGATGAAGCAATCACCGCACTCAAAGAACGATTGGTACAGACAGAGCCTTTACAAGACAAGTATCAATGGCTTGTTGATAACGCCGCAAGCTGGAATTGGGTTCCGTCGCGTTTTAATGCTGTGAAAGTTTCTGGTTTTGCACATAAAGGAACTGGATACCTTGGATATTCATTTGACGAGGCCGTTTGTTTGGCTATTGGCGAAACAACTCCACCAAAGGAAAACACATGAAACACGAAGCATTGATTAGACGATTGGAAGTTAGTTGTCTTGGGCTTGATGCTGTTGACCCATTGCGTTTGCTTGTAAACGATGTGGTTGCGGCATTGAGGCAGACAGAGCAAGAGCCTGTGGCGTGGATGTGGGATGTTAATAATGGTGGCGGGTATACCTCAAAAGGCATTGGTTTCATGCAAACAAACATTCCTTTTGCCAAACACACATCCCTCTTCACCACCCCACCACAGCGCACAGAGCAAGAGCCTGTGGCGGTCAAGCGCATGAAAGAGTGGGTTGAATTTCTCAAACGCCAATCTGACAATGGGCAACACATGAACATTCCATCAAGTTTTGGCGCAGGAACTTGTTGGGAGCTTGCTATTGAGTTGGAGCAATTTATAAACACCCACCCACCACAGCGCACAGAGCCTTTGATTGGTTGTGTAAACCACGACTGCGACAAGTGCAAGGAGAACACATGGGTAGGGTTGACGGATGAAGACCTTGATTACCTTTGTCACTTAGCCTATAGCGGAGATGAAGAATTTGCGTTAGCAGTGCAAGCCAAACTCAAGGAGAAGAACACATGAAATCAAGAGAAGTATTCCACGCCCTAATGTCCTCAAAGGGCTACACAGATGCTGATCTAGCCATGACTGGTGACAAGTACAACAACCCTGCTATGCAAACAAAATGGAACTACTTTATTGCAGGGTGGGAGATGAGGGGGGTTATGTGATTGAAAAAACAGAATATCTTATTGAGAGACTGAAGGTTTTTGAAGACACAGAAGAACTTGCAGAAGCACTTGAATTGTTCTATGAAGATGATGGAATATCAGAAGCTATTAAATATTATCTAAAAGAATCAGCAATCCATATGCGTGGATTAGATGAATTAGCTAGAGAGGCGGTTCGTGCGTTACAGGTGCGGGATAGGCAGCTTAAAGAAAACAGTGGATGTGAAAATGCTTGAAACCATCTTTGCCATCTTTGCCATAGGGTTTCTTGGTGTTGCAGTGGGTGTTGGTGTGGTCTGCATCATGGTCTGGATGGCCTTGAATGAAGACTAAGGGTGGGGCAAGACCTGGAAGTGGCAGGAAACCCACTCAAATCAGCGAATCAAGAGCCATAACGCTATGGAAAGATGGCGTGAGCAAGAAAGAGATTGCCAGAAGGTTTGGCGTTACTTACCAAGTTATCTTGTACTTCTTTAAGAAACACAAGATATTCAATCGAGGAAAACTTAGGAACCAAGCACCGCCAAAGCCTCGTTAGTGTGCTTGATCCTGTCATCTAGGCCAATAGTGCCACCATTGATCTTCTTGGTGAGTCCAACCCAATCAGCAGCTTCAGCAAGGTTGTTGCAATTGTGGGTTGACCAGAACCAGCCAGCAGTAAGTGCCGCAAACTTTGGAGTGGCAACAAGGTCAGGCTCCATTACAAAGTCAACTCCCAAGGCTTGACCAGCATGGAAGTAGTTTGCATGTCCCGTCAATTGGATGCACCCACGGCCTCTGAACCGATACCCATCCCCTGATGCCTCATCCCTGTTTCCCATACGACTGCTGTACACCTTGTTTGCAATCTTCTTGGGATTTTTGGAATATTGGTTGGCAATCTCAAGGGTGGGAAACCTTGCCTTCCACAGCTTCATCAGGGTTTCAGCACGGTAGTTGAGGTTTTCTTCAAGGATTCTGAAGTTACCGCACTCATGCCCACATTGCCCGATAAAGGCAGCTTGTTGGCGTGGAGTAGCGATGCCAAAAGTGTTGAAGGTTTCATTGAGGGCATCAACCCACTCAGCCCCAATGTGGAGTTTTTTCAGTTGCTCACTTGTTACCATGATTTTGCTCCTTATAATGGCGCAACGGCCCGATGCGTCAACACCGAGCCGTTACTTCTCAAACCATTGCATAAAGGTGCAACAGCATGAGCGAAATAAATTTTACATTGTTGAAACAAAGTCTTCAATATAACCCGAATACGGGAGAATTTGTTTGGGTTAAATCTTCTGCTAGAAAAATAAAAGTTGGCACAAAAGCAGGAAACCAAAAACCAGATGGATACATAGGAATTCAATTTCAAAAAAAATTGTATCTTGCTCATAGACTGGCATGGCTTGTTACTTATGGTAAATGGCCTATAGATCAAATTGACCATATAAATAGAAAAAGAAACGACAACCGAATAAGCAATCTTAGAGAAGTTTATAGGTTTCAAAATTCGCAAAATCGAACACCAAACAAAACAAACATTAGTCGTATTACGGGAGTAACTTGGAACAAACAAAAAAAACGATGGATTGCACGAATTATGCTGAATAAAAAATCTATCAACATTGGTACATTTGTATCGTTTGAAGAAGCTGTTAAAGCAAGACACAAACTTGAGGCGCAAATTTTTACTCACGCGCAACCCCATTAAGCTGATTGCGAACAGTGTTGTATGCGTCCACGCACGCGTTTAATTGGGCCGTGTTTCTGTCGCCTTGGGCAATGATTTCGGCAATGGCTGCGAGGGTTGCTCGTTCGGAGTCAGTAGTTTCATAAACCTGTCTGACAGGTTCACTTCTTTCTTTTGGGCTATCTCCGGCGGGAGGGGGGGCATTTGCGGGGGCTTGTACACAACTTGTGGACGGGAGCCGCAACCTACCAGCACGAATAGCAGAATCAAGAGAAGACTGTTTTTGAGTGATGACATTGTTGGCCTCCGAAAGTTTGGTTGATTGGTCATTCAGTTGTTGGGCAAGTTCACGCTCTTTTTCCCGTGATTCTTCATTCTTTTTGGCAATCTCGACTTGCATCTCAGCATCCCTGTCACCCCATCCAACATGATGCCCATACCCGTAAGCACCGCCCACAGCAATCATTGCTCCAATGATGAAGTACGGGTTAAGCATATTGACCTTCACGCCTTGCCAGAGCAATCTCCTCACGCACAACATCAGGCTCTAAATGAGTGGGTGGCGTTGTAGGAGGGGGTGGTGGTGTCCAGGTTTCATCCAAAGGAGGATTGACCCAAACAGGCATGGCATTGGATGGAACTGCTGCGACAGTTGCGACAGTTGCGACAGGAACGCTTGCAGGGGGGCTAGGAGGGGGGCTAGGAGGGTTTATAGCCTGGGTTACAGCACCCACAGCCCTTTTGCCCACAATGCCACCTATGCCGCCAACAATGAGAAGAACAATGTCGTTCAGCATCTTGGTATAGGCTTGATCGATTGGCGCCATTGACTTGATTGGTTGGACAACAAAGGTCACTGAATAGAGCAAGGCAAACACGATGCCAGCCAGGATGACAGTAATCATCACGACTACAAAGCCCCAGATTCTGACTTCAATCTCTTCAGGGGTTAATTTACTTTTTAGCATCTTCAACCTTTGGTGGTTCAATCTTGTTTGTCAAGATAGGGGCTACAAGATATTCAGGACAGGTTTGGGTGAACAAGCATCTGGGCTTTTGGCACTCAGGAAGGTCAAATTTATCAGGATTCTGGCAAACATAGCGGTATCTGTCTTCACACCCACTCAGCAAAATAATCACCGCAATGGATACAACAATCAAACCCCATAGAAACCTATTTTGACTCATTGCGTTGCCTATCTAGTTGTTGACGCTCGTACTCTAACTGTTGGCGCAGTCTTTCCATGCGCTCAATCTGCATTTTGCTTTCCTTTTGTGCAGCCAATGTGTCATAGTAAATGCTTCCTATCAGCGGAAGCAGTAGGACAAAGACCAGCACCATAGCAACTAATGCGACTAGAAACCCCATCTTACCTTTCGATCCATCACCAGGAGACTGAAGAACAGGACTAGGTACAGGACGAACACCAAACAAGCTACCACGTAGATTAGTTTGTCCTGGATTGCGCTGATTACCCTTCTTCGTTGCCATTCAACCTCTCGTTGTTTCTTTTCTTGGGCCAACCTTGCTTCTTCTTGTTCAGCAATGATGATGACCCTCATCTGGTTCACCCGTGTGTACAAGTTCCCCAACTCTGGGGGCGACTGATACACCATAATCTCACGAATCTCTTTGGCTAACTTCTCAAACTGGGTTTTGGCAAGTTCCCTGTTTAGCGCCGACTCCATGATGTTCTGACTTGGGTCGTAAACAGTTTTAGACTTCTCTTCTTCTTCTCGAATGTGGTCTGCAAGCTGTTGCTGAACCCTGAAGAACTGCGACAGATTCGCCGCCAGATCAGCCACAACTCTACCTTCATCCCAAATTTCGGCCTCTGCCTTTTTTGCTTTGGCTGCAACTGGAGTTGCTGTGGGCTTTGGCTTTTTCTTCTTAAAGAACCCAAAGAAGCCACCCACTTCTTCAGCAATAGCCGTGACCTCTTTAACAGTCTTTTGGGCTGCGGCAACAGTTCCCTTGACCTCTTTATAGAGTTCACAGCCTTTGCGAATAGCTGCGACACAGCCATTTGCCATTGCCAGAAGGGTGAGAGGATCAATCTTTTGCTCCTTATTCGGCAGGAACGGGTTGTTCTTCTTGTTGAACCCCTTGTACAGCACCCCTTGCCGCACCAGTTCTCAGATCATTCACAGCATCTGCAACCCACTGAATCCCATACTTTTTGCCAACATCAATGGCATCTTGTATCTTCTTTTGGTCAAAGCCAGAAACCCTTGGCTGAACAGCTTGGAAAACCTTTACAGCATCAGATGGGTTGAGCAACAATGCTTTCAGCTTTTCCTCTGTTGCGGCAGACGCTTTATTTGCCCAAAACTTACTAAACAATGAAGTCATTGCATAAGTTGCGCCAGATACAGGGTTGTAAATGCGGGAAATGATTTGCTCTGGAGGAATTCCAGTCAATTGCTCAATTGGAGTCTTTGGAACGGTCTCACCTCTAAATGGCACATTTGTAATGTCTTTGACCATGCGCTCAGAAACAGTTGCAAAATCCTGCACCTTTTGAGCATAAGTTGGCCCAAATACACGATTAAAAATAGCAGCCTTGTTTCTATCACCCAAAAGAGCAACTGGGTCTCCTGATCGAACAATGTCATCAAGCATGAATGAGCGCACAGCATTCACAGCATCTTTGTTCTGTCCATAACCAGAGTTAGACATAAACTTGTTGGTGAAATTTATATCACCATACATCTTGCTAACCAACTCTTGGGCGTTCTTGAAGCCTTCTTTGCTAACAATCTGCTCACCAGCAACACGCTGAAAATCTGCATTCAATCGACTGCGCTGATTGATTAGATTCTGCACATTGTCTACAGATGCCCGTAACTCATCATCAAGGCCAGGAATCATTGAAGTTCCACCTTGATTAGCCTTGAGCCACTTGTTTGCCGCTTTTGGATCAATTACATCGTTCTTGAGTGCGGCTTTGGTGAAACTATCAAGGAAAGCATCACGGGCAAGACGGGTTCCCTCTTGACCAGTAGCATCAATGAATTGACTGACATTGGATTTGTTGCCAATCAAAGCAGGAGTGATTTGCTCAACAAACTTCTTTCTGTCAACAGACTTCAAAGTCTCAGCAGAGAAAGGTAATCCAACCTTCTGAAGATATGCATTATCAGCATTGCGATAAGCAGTAACAAATTCAGAGTCAAGGCTGTCAATGTGACCGCCAACACGCCCTTTGAGTTCTGTCAATAAACGAATGTCAGCAGGGTCATTTGCTTTCCGCAACTGAGCGTTGATTTCACGCTTTAAGGAGTCTAAGTCTTCAACAGTGGCAGCAGAGAATTTAATGCCACCAGGAGTGCCTGGAGTCATTGGCTTGCCTTCTAGGGTCAAGATAGCGCTTGGCTCTATTGGCTCAGTCGTTGTTGGGCGAAACTTGGCTCGTACTCTGTTGTAAATTGATGGGAATGTTTTGAAAATGTCAGATGCTTGTTCACCAGCAACAAAGCTATAAATGTCATCAACAGAACTAGATGGCAACTCAACATTGTTCTTTTTAGCTAGATTAAATGCTTCTGCATACAAAGGCTCAACATCTTTTCTTGCGGCTTTTTCTTTTTGAGCAACAAGATTAGAAACACGCTGTCCAAATACAGTTGGATCAATGGTTTGATCTTTTGACAAGTCAGCAATTTGCTCGTCAATAGAACGAACACGCCTAATCTGTGCTTTTTCTAAAGATGGGCCAACAACATTAACCTGAATCTTGCTTGGATCACCAAACAATCTTATTTGATTTTGAGTCAAGGCTTGTTTTGCAGCGTCATATTGATTGCCATACTGCGCCCGAAACACAGGGTCTTTTGCTGACAAACTTTGGATAAAGTTGTTGATAACAGGATTGTCTGCAAGCATTGCGCTCAATGGCATCTGTACTTCAGCACCGCCTGGAGCCTTCAATGACACGCCTTTCTGTGCCTTGGCAGCATCTTCAAGCGTTTTCATAAATGTAGGGTCAGCCGCACCAGCAGCAATGAAGATATTGCTTATGCGATTGTCTACATCTCGCAGTAATTCATCTTCAGGGATAGTTCCACGAACTTTATCCCATTGACCTTTTGCCAAATCAAGTGCTTTTCCAGTTATTGGAACTGTCTTTGCAACAGTGCCAAACCCATAGCCACCAGCCATGCCACCAAACAAACTGCCAATAAATTGACCAACTCCAGGCGCGCCTGCTTTTTCACCAGCAGCTTGACCTGCTTGCCCACCGGCTTGTGCACCGCCGCCAACAACGGCTTGTTCAGCAGGGCGCATTAGTGCTTGTCCAAGCATACCCAAACGCCTAACTGCCGCAACAGGGGGGAATAAATAGTTTTCTGGAGAAGTCATTGCCTCAACAGTTTTTGCGGCAATTCTTTGCCCACCAGTTTGTGGTTGAGCGCCAGTGGAACCCATTAATTCCATTAGCCCTGTATATACAGGCTCACGACCAGCACGATATGCTTCTAAAACAGCTTGATTTTGATCTTGTGCCAAAGGAGGAGCAACAAATGGAGTCAATGGATTTCTGCGAGTCAATTGACCACCAGTTGGTCTCAATACTTGCTCTTGCATAACATTAGCAGCACCAGCAAGTGCCCCAACAGTGCCAGCAAAACCCTGTCTTGCGGCCTCTGCTAAGTAGCCTTCAGAACTGGGCGCAGTTGGTTGAACAGGAGCAGCCTGTTCGCTTTCCAAGCGCAAACGAAACTCAAACTCTTCTTGTTCAGTCATTATTTTGCTCCAGATTGTTTACGCTTGTATTCTTGATAACGCTGTTCTTTTTCTGCATCAGTGAATGGCCCAGTTCCACCCATTGGCTTTTTAAACTCAGGGAAATCTAATGCCGTCTCAACATCTAGAGGGTTGTAATTCTTGTTTCGCAAAGCTATCTTGCGTTGACGATCAATCTCTTCATTTGCTTTGTTAATCGAAACGGCTTTAATTGCCTCTAACGTTCTTTTTATTTTATTCTGCGTATCTACAGTTGGAGTTGAGCTAAACAGTCTAGAAATATAGTCTGCTGTTCCACCCAAAAGCGCAGGATCAGCACCCGCCGCTAATAATTCTTTTTGGCTTAAATCACCAGACCCAGCAATTGCTCTGGCAAACTGCACCTGTGCCGCCCTAAAAGATGCAAAATTGTTTGTTTCAATTGAGTCTTTTATGTTGGTCAAGGCGTTGTCTGTGGCAAATACAACTTTTGACATTGGTTCAACAGTCTTTTGCACACTTGACCTAAATGCTGGAATATCAGCAAATTTCTTGTCGCCAGGAATTTCAGGCATGACGTTTTGAACAACTGTGCCTCTGCCTTTTGAAATGCCTACAATATAAGCATCAACTTCTGCTATTAAAGATGCCGGAGCCTTTGCATCAATTAATGTTTGGCGATAAATCTGTGCTTTTTGAATGTCTAATTGTGATGGTGCTTTTTCTGATTTTTCAAGCCTATCAATTTGCGCTTTTATGTTGTTGTATTCAGGTGTGTCTTTTTGAGTTTTTTCAAGAGCATCTGTCAGCACTCCAAGTTCTCTAGCAATTTGAATTGCATCAGAAACTTTTTCTGGCTTGCCTCTTGTGAGAGCAGTTAATTGATTTTTTGTTGAATTTATTGCACGATCTCTTTCTGGAGATTGAGGTAATCTGCTTAACTGATCTAGCCTGTCAGTTAGCTGTGATTCAGCAATTGCATTGCGTTGCTCAGGAGTCATCTTCTCAGCAGTTTTCTGTTGAATCGTAGATAAATCAACAGCCGCTTTACGAGCATAGTTAGCCAAGGCAGTAGCTGCCGCTGTGTCACCAGACTGTGCCGCCATCTGTGCGCCACGCATAATGGACTCAGGATCATTCATGTCAATCTGCTTTGCCAAGGCATTGCGTTGGCTAATCAAACGCATCTGAGGGTCTTCAGCACCCAGCATCCCACCTATAGCACCACCAAGCTGGTTAGCACCATAGTAGATGGATGTGCGAGCCGCTTGCATTGGGTCCATGCGTCCAAACGCAGCAGCCCTCTCAAGTGCCGCAGCATCTCTTTGTTGCTGGTATGACTCTGGGGTCATGCCAAACAAGCCCTGAACAATATCTGTTGCCATGATTATTCCTTAACCGTAAACATTAGGTTGTGCAAAACTAACACCAGCCCGTTGCTCATATTGTCCTGGGCCACCATAGTAGTAATCTGTCAACCCTTGAGCAAATTGTTTGTTTTGTCCAAGACCTTGCAAAGCATAGGAAAAAGGATCAAATTGACCGCCTTGAGAAGTCAGTGCCGCACCTGTACCACCTCTTGACAAAAACTGACCAACATTTGCACCAGCGGCAGCAGACCTTCCACCCAACTGTGACCCAATATCCAAAGCTGATTGACCCAATCCTTCAATGCCTTGGGTTCCAGTCAAATATGCTTGGAATGGAGAGAGTGCACCAACTTGACCTTGCTGATATTGGTTCATCAAATTAGCACCAGTACCAAACAAACCAGTTCCAAATGCAACTTGTTGTTGACCAGCTTGTTGTGCTTGTGCCGCCAATGCCGCATCTTGTTGAGCCACTGCGTTGTAGTACGCCTCCATTTCAGGAGATGCCGCACCCAAACCAGCACCACCGCCTGGACGCATACCTGTTGCACCCACAGACAAGCCACCACGCCCTTGCTGGAACAAAGTGTTTTGCAATTGAGACATTTGACGCTCACGGCTTGGAGCCAACAAGTTCTGTTGTCTTGCCATGTAATCAGAGGCAACCTGTTCTGGAGACTGAGCCAGATACTGTTGGCCCAACCCAAACAAGCCCTGCGCCGCACCTTGAAGTGGTGCATATTGCTGTTGTGCCCCTTCTGCCTGAGATAGTGCGCCACCAGCCAATCCCATCAATCTATTTTGATAGGCTTGAAGTTCTGGACTAACTGTGTAACCAGCACTTGATAGATTCCCAGATGGGTCAAACCCAAACTGAGATGCTCCAAAGCGAGTAGTTACTCCAACTGGACGAAACTTTGCCGCTTCAGCAGCAATTCGTGCCGCCTCAAGTTGTGCCCGTGCAGAGGTATTTGCCGCATCACGGGAGGCATTGCCACCCATTACACCACCTAAGAGTGATGCACCTCCCATTACTAGTGCTGCTGAAAATGGCATTTCAAATCTCCTTTGCAACCGCTACATGAGTAGCATTAAAACCAAGTTTTTCGTAAAACACTTCTAAAGACTCTTTCAAGTTGTAGCTTGAAATAAGTCTTTTACACCCATTGTCTTTTGCTGTTTGTTCAACAAGTTCAAACATTCTCTTTCCTATTCCATTGCCTCTGTGTGATGAACTCAAAAAGAACATATCAATCTGACACCAGATTTCATCATGGTATGGGCTTTGAAACAAACCATAAAACACATACCCAATTGTTTTGTCATCTTCTTTTGCTATCACAACACGCAACTTGCCAAGATACTCTTTGTTGAAGATTGGTTTTTTGTTCTTGAAATATTCCCAATGCTCCAACGAAATTTCGTCAAAGTTTTCAATGTCATCCAATGTTCCATCAATGACTTGTGTGACTTCTTCTGTAATCATGGTCATTCGTACATGATGTTGATGGAGCCAGCGTCAAAGGTATCTGTGCCATTGACTGTGGTAATTCGGACACGGTCTAATGTGCCAGCTAAAGCTAATCTGCCTGCTGTGCTACACATATACGGCTCCACAGAATTTGATTGAACCCCAGAACAAATCCACGTATTACTAGATAATAAAGTCAATACAATATGCCCATTAATTAGCCCCGATGTACTAGGAGACTGAATACCAAATCCAGTAGTTATGGTTGCAACTTGTGCCCCATTGCTAGAATATATATAGCCAAAATTTCCAGTATAACCAGTAGTAGTAACTGACCCTGAGCCAATTTGAATTTGCAAATTGCTTGAACCATTTGTACTTACACCACCAAAAATTACAGTAACCCGCTTCACCCACGAAGGGATGCCGGTGAAGTCAATGCTTGTACCGCTGGTAGATGCCTGAGCAGTTCCACTTGTAAGAACCCCTACGCCTGTTGGAGTTCCACCAATTACAGGGCTGGTTAGAGTTTTGTTTGTAAATTCTTCTGATCCTGCAAGTGTTGCCAGAGTTCCCGTTGTAGGTAAAGTGACGTTTGTTACCCCTGTCAAAGTCCTGGTGTAAGCAAAGTTTCCAGAACCCGTGACAGTCATTGCCGCATTGTTTGCAACTCCTGTACCTCCTTGATCTGCACCCAAAGTGCCTGTAGATACCAAGCCTTTGGATGCGTCTGTGAATACGGGCTTAGATGCTGTCAGACTAGACAGAATTGGTTGGGCAGTTAGTGTGGCAACACCTGTTAACGCTGATGTGCCTGTGACAGCCAATGTAGGAATTGTTACTGTACCCGTAAAGGTAGGAGATGCAGTGTCTGCCTTAGTTGCAACAGCAGTTGCAATGTTTGCAAACTCAGTGTTGATCTCTGTACCTTTAACAATCTTTAAAGGATTGCCAGACGCAAGTGCATCCTTGGTTGCAAAATTCGTTGTTTGTGTGTAATTAGACATTTTTTCCCCTATGCGACCTTGCCATTTTTGGCTTGAAGTTCAATCTTTTGAATGGATAACTGACTGCTGTTTATATCCATTTCAACACCTATTTGAACAATCTTTCCCTTGCTTGATGCAGTTGTTTCTACAGTTGTTAGTGCAACTCCAGAAGTGTAATAGGCTATTGTTGTGGCATTTGCACCATACTCAGCAATGCCATATTCGGCAGTTGTTTGGGTTGGTATGTTTACTTGTGCAGAGTAATAATTTCCTGTGAAATCATAACCCCATTTTAATGTCACCAACTGATTAGAACCGCCAACAATAATGACCTTTATCTTCTTCAAAATAGAGGTAATATTCACATCACCCAGGTCAGAATTGTTTGTGTAGTACGCCATCCTATAGGTTGACGCATCATCTAAATACGTACTATATTTTCCAATGTATCCATTTTTACCAAGCAACAAATCACCATTGCGCCTTGAACAAAAAGACGTTGGCTCAATACTGTCCCAAATGGTTGCCCTTGATGAACCATTTTGCATGATTCCTTTTGTATCAAACGCATAGACAAATTTTGATGATGGAAGATTTAACAAATACAGTGCATTCGTTTCAGAATAGATTGCCTTGATATTTGATACATCTTCACCAGAAACAGCAGTCATCAAATCATTACGCACATTCTTAGATAGGTCACGTTCAGGAGATGACTTCTCTTGAATAGTCCTCATCAATGATCTAACACCACTGTTTGACAGAAAGATAACGTCTGTGCTGGTTGTTTGGACGCTATCCCTGGCAATGCAACCAATACCCTCAACAGTATCGCTAAGAGTCATGGTTGATGGTGAGGTAGCACCAGAATAGATCAATATTTGACGCTTGCCAAAGATAAACAAGAATCCATTGTGAGCTGCTAGGCCAGTAATCTCATCAGCACCATTTACCCACACATTGTTCACGTTCAATGAACCAGCAGTACCTGTAGACCATACATGGCCTGAGATCAAGTCAGAGAAGAAGACAGTTGCATTGTTGGTTGTGGTGTTTGCTGCCCACAATCTACCAAAAGCAGATATAACAATGTTTGCGTTGGGCACAGTGCCAACATACCCCGTCTTCTCAGATACCCGTCTAAATGTCGTTGTTGAAACAGCAGGATCAAAGATCAGAGGGTCATGCCCTGATTGAAAGAAGTATGTGATGCTATTCAGAGATGCAGTTTGCCAAGCATTAGCGGTAATGGTTGGTGCAGTTCCACCACCACCATAAGTGAGTTCAGAAACAGCATTAACGCTATCAAGTTTAAACAGCTTCAAGTTACCAGCAAACAAAACAGTCAAAGTGCCATCTGCTTGCACCAACTCATTGATGACAGTCACATCATTTGCGCCCAAAGCACCACTTGATGAATTTACCTTGGCGTATCCCTTGCGTGAGCCAATGCGACCATACTGGTCAATGATTGCATTTTGAGCAACTAAGGCAAATCCAAGTGACAAATCAAGAGGCGATTCTTGGGTGTTCAACCCTTGAAAGCCTGGGGCCGTCAGAGAATAAGTCTGGAGTGCTTGGCTCATATTGGCACAAACTCTTGGTTCTCAGGATAGCGAGTTCCTTCCAAAGCAATGTAATCAGCTAACATTCCTTTGTACAACTGATATGCCTCAGATGAAGACAGACCACCATCTTCACCACGCTCCACCAATGCTCTTGCATACGCATTCTGAGCAACCAGAGTGTCAGCAACAAGAACAACTGTTGCATCTGATGACAATGTGGCTTGTGGCACTGTCAAAGCAAACTTAATTGTGTATACGCCATCAGGTATTGGATAGAGATTTACTTTGGTGTCGTAGCTTCCATTAACACCGTCAAAAGCAAATTCAGTTGGGATTGAATTGACAAGTGGCGTGAAGTTTAGCTTGCGGTTCATGTCCACAAAACTGATGTTTTTAAGACCAACATTGCTTGTGGTGTTAATCACATCCATCACTTGAAACTTCTGACCAGAACCAGTCAAAGCATACGAGGCGGTAGATGCGGTGGTAGTGACTGTAATGGTTTGTCCTAAAACATTCCACGAAAACGCATCTTCAATCTGACGTTTGGCATCATTAACAAACTTGCCAATCAGGCTTGAATAAGTTGTTTCGGAAACAGTTGAGACTGATGTTTCACGCAACCGAATCAATACAT